CGATGGAGTATCGCTTGTTAATCTAAACGGTGTGTCAGCTACAATAAATGCAGTTAAGTTTCTATCAAAGTTCAAACTAATCATTTCGTTATGTAGCTCTGGATATCCAGGAGTTGCTAGCAAGTTAAAGTCATAGCTTTCGTCGTCTCTAATTTCTTCGCTGCTGTTCATTGCAGACTGTATAGCAGTAACAACTACTTTACGCTGTGCAAAACGTCCAAAGTTACCAGCACCGTTTTCTTTATTTGCACTATCGGTTACCCAACGATGTGGATAGTAGTTAGTCATCGGCACTGCACCTTCTACGCCCATACGTAGATTATCTGCGTTTAAGTTAATGTAATTTCTTTCGAAACGTCTTACATTGTAACCACTTCTACGTAAGTTCCATAGTAGCATACCTTTTGGATATAGTGCTGGGTCTGGAGCATCTGGATCTAAGAAATCTGACTCTAGGAGTTCTTTTATTGTTCCGCTAGGTGCAACTGGTGAGTCACCGCCTGTACCGCCGGATGTTCCAAAGCGAGCATCATCAAATAGCACTCCGTCTTCTGTGCTTTGATCTGTTATGTCTTTTGCCGAGCCCCATTTAGCTTCTATTGGTCCTGGAATTGTACTATCATATACATAAATCAAAGGATAGTTATCTAGGTCAGCTGTGCTTACCCAAATATCGCCATCTACAAGAGCACTACCGTCGCTTTGTGTTTCTGGCATTGTAAATCTAACCTGCGGACCATTTGGATCAGTATCTGCAAATGCATTTTTGTAACCTTTCCAAGTTGTACCGTTATGATAAAGAATATCAACTTCGTCAATTACACTGCTATACCAACGCTGTCCTTGATCAGCAAGAGCAAGTGGAGCTGCTGTTGATGCTGTGTATGTTAAAGGACGCCAGTTTGTAGCTTGGAACTGTCTAGGACTTGTAGAAGCGCCTGTGCCGTCTACATAGTCTAAGTTTACCATGCTTACTGGATTAGTAGCTGAGTACGGAAGGAATCCTATTGTGTTTAGTAATCCGTCAGTATCTACAAACTTTATTTCACCGCCTAAAGCGTGTGTAATTCTAATTTGGAATAAGTCTGTTACTTCTGCACTTACATGGTCAACATTTGCAGCATTAATAGCATTTGCAATAGCGTCTGCGTCTGCACTCTTACTACCTGTTGTAGTAACACTTACTGTAGTTGCAGAATCGTAAGTTTCTTGATTCTTTTCTGTAGATGTCATTGTAAAGGTATTTGTACCTGCACCTGGATTCGTATCAGAAATTGCATCGGTTGTAATAACTGTTGCACCCGAAGCTACTCTTTCATATATTCTAAAGTTAGCTCTTGGAGGTGTAACTGCATCTACATTTACTTTAGCATAAGTTGTGCCTATTGCAATATTTACTCCCCCGCCAGTTGGATCTAATGCTTTCAAAGCTGCTGCGTTAGTATCATATGCTGTAACTTCTCTTTGATCCCATAGTAGTGTAGAACTATTCCAGAAATATAAACCTATGTTTAACCCTAAGTTAGGTGTAGAAGTTTTAAGCCATACACTGCCTGTTGGACGTGAATATGTGTCGCCAGTTTTCCATTCAGGTACAGAAGTATGTCTTGATACTTGTAAAGCAGGTGGATAATATGTGCCAGCAGTAAGACCCATTTGTGTCAACTTACTGCTGTCGCCGCCTAATATAATAGGGCCGCCTAGTGTACTATCGTCTGCACCTGAACTTGTACCGTCGCTGTAAATTTCTAAAAAACCGTCTACGTTTGCAGCAGTTATGCCGTCGATAGCTAGTGTATTAATATTACTTGCTATTGTAGTCACAGTTTCTTGGTCAACAGCAAGCACCGTGCCATTAATTGTAATGTTTGCACTGCCAGCAGTAAGTGTAGGGTTTGCTGAGCTAGCCTTAATAGTAGGCCAACTTTTTGTCCATGCGCTTGAACCTACTTCTACCCAAGTACCACTTATGTTTTTGTACCAATACTTTACAACATTAGTCAAAGTTACTACAGCATATTCGCCAATTGCACCTACAGAACCCTTAGGAGTATAATCTGCACCTGCATAATCTACAACCTGATTTTGTTTTGTAATGTATATAGGTACTGCGTTAGAAAAAGTTTGCCCATTTGTTACAGTCTTAGCAGCGCCGTTCCAAACTTGAATTCCCCATTTTGTGTCATCTGCGTCTAGCCAAGCTGTACCGTTTGGCGGAAATGCATCCGGCGCTTCGTCGGTTGGTGCTAGCTCTGCAAGATCTACGTCTGCTCTCACTACATAAGCACGGTTGCTTACGCCTAAGTAAGAATATGCTGCTTGCAATCCATATTCATTCAGTTCACCGCCGTGAATTGCATTATTGTTTTCGTCTGTTTCGAAAACAGGATCACCAAAGAAATCTGCAAGTTCACGCTGCGAGCTTATTAAGTAAGGCTTTCCAGCGTTTGCGCTAGTAGTCCCTTGTGCAATACCTGTTGCTGAAGCATTTGCCTTGTTTTCGCGACTTGCAACAAATATCATTGGAATTGTACCAGGTTCAGCTGGGGTGTAAAAACTTTCGTCTATTACTGTGACCTGAACGCCTGGTGAAACTAATCCTGCCATGTTTTTCTCTCCTAATGGGTTTTTAGTATTTATACATTTTGAGAGAAAAAGTTGTACTATTTACGGTGATCTGCTATGAATTGAACTACAGAATCTATTTGCTCTCTAAGATAAATTATATCTTTATTATTGTCAATTACAAAGTCGGCCATCGATATATCTAGAGTCATACTATTACTTTGTTCTTGTGGTAAAACTTTTGATCTATCAACCCAAAGCGCAAAGTCAAAAACTTTTTGTTCTTTCATAGCATAAAACTCCTTAGCGTTTCTAAGACCGCAATAAATGTCATATGCTTTAAAAATTTCAGTGCCTAACTTTGCAGGATTATCTTTATTATATCCACTAATTAAATCATACCATTCGGCCCTGTGACTATGCCTATCTACATAGCATTCTTCATAGTTTTTGTAATTATATTTTGTTTTAAGTTGATCATAGATAAACAGTTGTGCACAAAACTCACTACTGCTTATAAAATTATAACCATAATTTTCTTTTAAAATGTCACAGACTGTATCTTTACCGTGGCGACCATGACCAATAACAAGTAATTTCATTCTTATAATATATATGAATTTATTACTTGTGTCAATATAAATTAGCCTATAGCAAATCCATATCCTACTCCACCAGATACTGCTGTTGAAACTTCTTTTTCTAATTTTTCTAATTCAACAGTTGCTTCTGATTTAAGTTGGCTACCGTTTAAACTTGTACCGCCTTGAGGACCTGCAATAGTAGCAAATTTTTCTCTTGCTTCGCCTAGCATAAATTTTGCAGTTGCTAAGGTATAATCTTTAATCCATTGTTTTGCAAGATAATCGTCTAGCAATTGGTCATCTGGTCTGTAATTATAGCACATTAAAAGCAAGTTTTCTTTGGTACGTGGACGTTGTAACAAAGTTAATTTTTTAGTTGTGGTATTCCATTTGAATTCTATAAATGAACCAAACATTCGTCCTACTAATTCTTGATATTGTGTGAAAAAGTTATATGTAGCTAGACCACCTAAATTAGAACCACTAAGCAAATATGTATTTGTATATGCAAGATTAAAAGGTTCAAATAGTGTGCCGCCGTCGCCGCCGCCTGATCTAGAACCGATAGATCTTCTAAATATTTGACGTACTTCTACAATTTCACTAGGAAGTGTATACTCATTTTGGTCTTCTACTGTAGGCATGAAAAAATAAGCTTCTTCAACACTATTGTCAGACCTTTGTCTAAACTTTATGAAAGCTTTTTCTAAAGCAGTTTCATAATGGATAGGATCAAGTTCTATATCAACCATACCTCCACCTAGTAAGGTATGCACATAATCATAAATTTCTTGTTTTGTAGTAGTCGCCATTGGGTTTCTCCATACTATTTATGTTACTAAATACAGTATGCCGAGACTTAGTTTATATAAACCCGAAAAGGGCCCAGATTACGAATTCTTAGATAATCAAATCTTAGAAATGTTTACTGTAGGTGGAGTAGATATGCATCTACATAAACTTATGGGTCATAGCTTATCCGAAGCACAGATAGAAGACGGGGTAACAAACTTAGATGCATTGTCTGTACAAGACATGTTGTTTCTAGAAAATAGAGATCGAAGTTACGAAAAAGATGTCTACACAATTCGCTGTGTTTACAATGTAGCTGATTTAGATTTTGATTTAAGTCAATTCGGAATGTTTTTAGCTAATGACACACTGTTTCTAACAGTTCATATAAGAAGCACAGTAAAAACTTTAGAAAGAAAAATTATCGCAGGAGATGTAATTGAACTTCCAGCATTGCGAGACGAGTATGCTTTAAACGATTCAAACTATGCATTAAAAAGATATTTTGTAGTTGAGGATGTAAGTCGTGCTTCACAGGGTTATACACAAACTTGGTATCCACACTTATATAGACTTAAACTTAAAAGATTGACAGATAGTCAAGAATTTAAAGACATACTTGATATCGAAAACGAAGATGGAACTTCAGTTCGTGATGATAACAGCGTTTTTGATGCAGAAGTTTTTATCAACAATAAAATTGTAGAAGAAGCAGAACTAAATGCCTTATTAAGTGGTTACGATACTGCACATTTCTTTACTATTCAAACTGACGAAAATGGCGACATAGAACTGTTAGAAACAAATAATGATGATATTTTAGATGATATGCGAAAGCCAGTAAAGTCGGGATATAAAGGTTATTTGTTAGGTGACGGATTACCACCAAATGGAACCCCGTTTGGTACTGGAATTTATTTTCCAACAAATGCAGAAGACGGTGATTATTTTCTACGAACAGATTATTTGCCTAATAGATTATTTAGATACACAACTGATAGATGGAATGTTATGGAAGACAACGTAAGACTTACACTAACAAATACAAATACACGTAATACTCAAAAGACATCCTTTATCAATAATACAAAAACTGATGTTATTGCCGGCGATACTGTTGAAGAGAGACAAAGTCTAAGCAAAGCTCTACGTCCAACAGAAGATTGAGAGATAAACAATGCAGCACTTTTACGATAATCAAATAAGAAGATATTTACTTCAAATGGTTAGGATGATGAGTAACTTTTATTGGACTGACGGTAGTAGTAATGAAAGACAGATACCAGTAGCATACGGAGACATGTCACGGCAGGTTGCTAATTTAATATCGCAAAATAGTGAAGCATCAATGCCAAGTATTCCTAGAATGGCTGTATATGTTACAGGACTAGCTATAGACGATAGTCGACGTGGTGATAGCTCCTATGTGAATAAACTACATATACGAGAGAGACGTTATGATTCTGCAGGTAATGAGTACCTTGAGCAAGAAGGTAAAAACTACACTGTCGAAAGACTTATGCCTACTCCGTACACTTTAACTATGAATGTTGATATATGGAGTAGTAACACAGATCAAAAATTACAAATTTTAGAACAGATACTTGTTTTGTTTAATCCTAGTTTAGAATTACAAACTACAGACAACTATGTTGATTGGACTAGTTTAACAACGGTAAGACTAACAAATGTAAATTGGAGTAGTAGATCTATTCCGTCAGGTACAGATGATGCAATTGATATTTCTACTCTAACTTTTGAAACTCCTATTTTTATTAACCCTCCTGCAAAAGTAAAGAGACTAGGGGTTATTACAAATATTATTGCAAGTGTTTTCACAGAAGATACAGGAAATGTAGTAAATGGTTTAACAAAACCAGAAATAAATCAATACAAAGATAGCGACACATTAAACACAAATACAAATACAGTGATTAAATCCGATGGTAATAGCGGTATAGTAGAAGAAAGAACAAACGAAGGAATTTCTATTGGTGAAGCTGATGCTGTAATAGGTATAAATTATCAAGCTGCTAGTATCGTTGTTTTGAATAATACAGCAACTCTACAACGTGGCGAAGGATTACCTGACGTAACATGGGAAGGTTACAT